AAACAAAAACATCAGAAAGTGAACTTTCAAATCTATTGTTTGAGTTTGCAAATGAAAATCATTATGATGAAATTTTAAATGATGATTGCGACTGTTTTGATAGCCAAGGAAAACCTGTTTTATTTTTAAGAAAAAACTATATAGATAAAGATGTTTTATATAATGCTTATAAAAATTTAGAGAAAGCCGCAAAACCGACAAGTAATCGAGGGGTGTCTAGCGGTGGAGACAGAAAGCACACAATAACGAAAGATGGTAAAAAAACTAAAACCCTGCAAGTATATGATAAAAAAACAGGAGAAGTGGTTAAAGACAAAAGTGGTATTATAGGTTATTTTGACAGATCAGGTCATTATGATTTTTGCAGAACAACATCTTTCAATATATATCAAAAAGAGAAGTTTGAAAAATCCATGCCTTTGATAAATACAGTGAACAAAGGTTTTAAAGAGATTGTCCCAGATAGATATAAAAAGCAAAAATCTATGGTAATGGCAACAGACCCTAATTACAGAATAGGAGATACTGCATTCTCAACAATTACCGTAAACAAAGATTATAGGACTGCTTTTCATACAGATCAAGGAGATTACCCTGAAGGGTTTGGAAATTTAGTAGCATATTGTAAAGACATTGAACCTGTTTACCTTGTCTTGCCAAAATTTAGGATTGCTGTCAATTTACAAACTAATGATTTGTTGCTTGTAGATGTGCATCAAATTCATGGCAACACTGAGATAATAAAAAAATCAGAAAACTCTGTTAGGTTGAGTTTTGTCATGTATTATAGAAACAATATGTATAAGTGCCTTAATCCCTCTGAGGAACTTAAAAGAATACAAATGAGGCAAAGAGCGATAGGGCAAAGGTTTGTATCAGGAGAGATGTAGTGTTGGCATTTAAAGAGTTTTCTAAACATTTGATTATATCTGGCGATTTAGACCCAGATTACATATTTATTAATAATGTATGTGAAAAATTAAATTGGGATCAAAAACAAAAATCGGAATGGATTGCATTAAAAAGCATTATTTACGATTCAATTGGAGAACTTGAATTTTTACTAGATAATAAAAATTTCGAAAGTGTAAAATATGGAACAGAGAGAAGAAAACATAAAAGAAACAGTCAAATTTTTTATGATGCGATAAAAGAAACATCTCAAGTAAATGGAGGTTTCCTTGAATATTTTATGAATTTACCTAAAAACGCAGAGGAGGCAATGAAAGAACTACAAAAAGTAAAAGGAGTTGGGCCATGGGCTTCATGGAAAATAATTGACTTGATAAGCTGTTGTTTAGGTAAAAGTTTTGACTTTGAAAATTTAGATTTCAGGATGGCATATGAGTATCCGGTGAGGGGAATGCTTTTATTAAATGATGTAGATGAAAAAATGCATAAAAAAATAGATGATAAAATGTACAAAAGGTGTTTAAACCAAGTTTATGAATTGCTGGGTGACTGTTTAGAACTAAAAGCACCCCCACAAAGAAAAAGAAAAATAAATTTACAAGAGATTGAGACTTGCCTATGTAAATACCACTCATACTACCATGGCCACTATTATGTTGGGCACGATATAGACAGGTTACATAAAAGAATTAAAGAAACAAGCAATAGGCAAATTAAGGAGCTGAGATGCGAATTACCGAAACAATTAATATTGTGGGGGCAGGACTTGCAGGTAGTATTTTAGCAAGGTTATTATCCGAAAATAATATTAAATACAACATTTTTGATAGTGGGGAGAAGTATGCGGCATCGAAGTATTCTGAAAATATATTCAGTTTGGGTTGGGAAAAGAGATTAGGAAAAGAAATATGTGATTATTCTGTAAACGCACTAAATAAGTTGGTAAAAGTCGATACTGTTTATTTTAAAAACATTAATTATATTAAAAGTTACAGAGTAAAGCCTAAAAATATTTTAGTAGAACATATAAAAGACAGCATTATCTCTGTAAATCAAGATGGCGTTATGACAGAGAAAAATGGTTTTTATAGAGGAATTACAGTTTTGTGTGCCGGGATATACAATAAAGATTTCATCAACATAAAAGGGTTAGATGCTTTGACTGGGCACGGTCTGTTGTTTGAGGGCAAATGGGAAAAAGACCCAGCCATGTTGATGCCAATACCCCACAGGCATTTTAAAGCTTTTCAGTTTGATAAAAACACAATTTGGTTTGGGGATAGCACAACAGTTTTACATAAAAATTATATTAAAAGAAAAACTGAGTTGATTGAAAATTCGGTGAAAAGGGCTAAAGAATATTTTAATTTAAAAGGTAAATATAAAATTGTATTTGGTGCAAGACCTTTTGTTGGGAAAAACACAAGGCAACCAATGATGGGTTACCATAAAAAAATAAATGATAGATTGCATGTTCTCACCGGAGGTTGGAAAATGGGATTAGTAATTTATCCTTATTTGGCGAACAAGTTAATGAGCGAATTATGAAAAAAATTACTTTAATAGGCGGTGAACCTTGCACCGGAAAGTCTACATTGATGAGGTCTATAATTAAAAGAAAAAACATAAACAAAAACTTTGAATATGAAAAGTTACTCAAAGGTCATTGCAATGAAGATTACATTGTTTTAGGGTTATATGGCGGTGAACTGTTTGACGGCACTGACAAATTAAGCATGGCTGTGCAACCTGTTTTTGAAAGGTTCATTAATAAAGAAAAAACAAAAAAACACATTATATTAGAGGGTGACAGGCTTTTTAAAAAATCTTTAATAAGATGGCTACAATCTTCAAATAACTTTTTTAGATTAATTATATTAACTGCCTCTGAATCAGTGAAAAGCTTTAGGCATAAAAAAAGAAAAGATGAGCAAACTCAAAAATGGATAAACGCTAAAAAAACAACCATAAATAATATAACATCTGAATTTAATCATACCATGTTTAAAAATGAAAATATGATAGACATGGACAAAATTATCGATTACATACTTCAAGAAAAGAATAACATAATTCAAAGACCAAACCAATTTAATTTATTTTAAAGGGTAATTAAACCCTAAAGAAACCCTTTGTTTTTTTAAATATTAGTTGTAACATTATTTATGAATAAAACAACAAATAAGGAGTCAAACATGACACAAAACGAAATACTAAAGCTAAAAGATAAAATGCAAAAGCTTTTAAACCATGCAACATCTGCTGAAGAGATTGGAAATCAGGCTGAGGCAGAGGCTTTTATGAAAAAGCTCAACAAGTTGTGTATGCAACATAAAATAGCAATGGCTGAGGTGCAAGCTTTTGACCCTAGTAACAGTGATGAAAGTATCGCAGATGAGATGGTTGACCTTTATGAAGAGGGCCTACCGATAGTTAAAAGAAGACAGCAAGTTGTAGAAAATTTGGCAAGGGCTATTGCTAAAGCAAACAATTGCACTTTCTTAGTTCAAACCAGATCAAACAATATATTTTTTGTTGGCAGGGAACAAGATAGAAGGTTTGCAATTCAAATGTTTAGTTATGCTTGGAAAACCATGTTAGCAGATTGCCATAAAGAGCAAACAAAAACATACTACCATTTTAAAAAATTAGGTATGTTAGAACAAGCTAAAGGATTCAGGGCTTCGTTTAAAAGAGGGTTTGTCTCTGCTATAACTGAAAGGCTGAATGAGGCAAAGGAAGAAGTCAGGAAGTCCACAAATGAAGAGACGTTTGCTCTTATTACTGTTCAGGCAATGGTTGCAGTAAATAAATATATTGATAGCAAATATGGCAGAAAAGCGAACAGGATTGGAGGCCAAAGCGGTCATAATGGACATGGTTATGCCGCAGGGCAAAAGTCAGGAAGAAGCGTAGGGTTGCATGTTGGCAATGTTGGTTCAGGGTCAACAAAGTTGCTTAACTAATAATTAACCACTAAACCACTTAAAAAAGCCTCAGTTAATTCTGGGGCTTTTGTGTATTTTATAAATGGTGTATTTAATTTTAAATTAAGGTTACTTATTTTTAGGAGTTTATTATGCCTTATCATTATGGATCAAAGAAAAAGAATAAAAAAGCCAAAGGTAAAAAGAAAAAAAAGAAGATGAAGTTTGGCAAAAAAAGATAGGGGAATCACATTAACTACCGAGTTGGTGGGAATAAAGAATCTCAAAAGCACAGGCAATTACAGGCTTGAGTTTGATGTATATGAGATTGACACAGTTAAAGTGAAAGAATTAATTGATAAGTTAAATAAAGCTTACATAATGGCGTTGGTTGAATATGAATAAACAAAAGGATAACAGAAGGCCTAATGGTCAGTTCAAGAAAGGACACCAACCAGATACTATGTGGAAGAAAGGTATATCTGGAAACCCTAATGGTAGAAGAAATGCTTATACTGATTTAATCAAGGAGTTTAGTTTTACTAAGACAGGTGACAAAGAAAGAAGGGAAGTAGTTGTATCTAAGTTGTTCCAGTTAGCAGAAAGAGGTGATTTAAGAGCCATACAGTTTATTGTGGAAAGGTTAGAAGGTAAGGCACTGGACAGGCAAGAAAGAACAACTAAATCAGAACCAATACAAGTAATGGTGATAGACGATGGCTAGAATATCAGGCAGTGTATCAAAAAGATTAGGAACATTAGCAAAGAAGAATAAAATAAAAAAATCTTCTTTGATGAAAGTGTATAGAAGAGGATTAGGTGCCGCTGTTAGTTCAGGTACAAGGCCCGGAATGACCCCAAGCAGTTGGGCTAGTGCTAGGGTTAACTCATTTATAAAGATAGTCAAGGGCAGGAAAAGAATCAAACATGATCCCATATTGGCTAGGATGGAAAGAAAGAGGAGAAGAAAGAAATGAAGGTAAAAGGTGTAAGTGTTACTGGTTTAAATAAAAGGCAAGTATCTGCTATGAGGAGACACGCTAGGCATCACACTAGAAAGCATTTAAGATCAATGGTAACTTCAATGAGGAAAGGCAAGACATTTGGACAATCCCACAAGATTGCAATGTCAAAGGTTGGTAAATAGTGCCTAGAAAAAAGAAGAAGATGAATAGAAGGGTTGCCAAAGCCAAGGGATATAAAACTGTTCCCAAAAAATATGTATCTGGATTAAAAGGTGCTAAGAGAACTGGAAGAGCAAGGGATATTGCAAAGATGCAAAGACTGTATAAGTCTGGTAAGAAAGTACCTAAGTCACTATTCAAAAGGATATTTGGTTGATTAACTGGACATTAGATAAAACCAGAAAGAATATACTTCAAGATAAATCTAGGTTTAAAGTTCTTGTGTGTGGTCGCAGATGGGGAAAAACTGTACTAAGCTTAATGTATTTAATGAAAGACGCTTTTGAATCCAATGAAAGAAGATGGTTCTTGACCCCAACCTACAGACAAGGAAAGATGATTGTTTTTCCAATATTGAGACAGATGTTTGCTGGTTTCGACAATGCCAAACTTAATGAATCTGAAATGAGTGTGATATTTAATAATGGTGCTGAGTTATCTGTTAAGGGTGCTGATAATGAAAATAATTTGAGAGGCGTGGAATTAACAAGAGCGGTAATGGATGAAATGGCATATATCAAGCCTCATGTTTGGGAAGAAATTATTATGCCTATGTTAGCAACAACACAAGGTGAGTGTTTGTTTATTGGTACACCTAATGGATATGATGCCATGTACGATTTGTATATGAAAGGCCAATCTGAACCTGAGTGGAATTCATGGCAGTTTACTACATTGCAAGGTGGATTTGTGCCTGAAGAAGAAATAAACTTAGCCAAAAGAACAATGGACGCTGTTGTGTTTAAACAAGAGTTTGAAGGGTCATTCGAGACAACAGGCAACAGGGCGGCATGGAATTTTGATAGGCAAACACATTGTAAAAAAGCCAAAGATTTGTCAGGTAAGTTATGGTGGGGTTGTGATTTCAATGTAGACTTTAATACTGCAGTATTATGCACTGAGTACACTGATGGCACATTGCACTTTTATGATGAGGTTAGGCTAAAGAATAGCAACACTGAAGAACTTGCATTGGCCATGAAAAAGATTGCACCCGATACTGAGGTGTATCCAGACCCAGCCGGTAAAGCCAGAAGCACAACTAGCAGAAGAAGTGACCATCAAATATTAAGAGACCATGGTTTTTTAATTAGAGCAAAAAATTCACATCCGAGCCATGTTGATAGGTTAAATTGTTTAAATAGAAAGCTAAAGGATGCAGAGGGCAAGGTAGGCATGACTGTTGACCCTAAATGCGTGTATCTGGTAAAAGATTTAGAACAATGTCAAAGGGATAGAAGGGGTGGTTTAGCAAAAGATAACATAGAACTAACCCATGCACTGGATGCCTGTAGTTACGGGATTGAATATAAATTCCCAATCAGGAGAATGGTTGGTTCATCAATGAAATGGTAAGAGGTTAAGATGTATAATTTTGGTAAGTCGGTAAACAAGGTGGTAATTCCTGAACTATCTGAAATGGCAGTATTGCAAAGTGTAAAAAACGCTGGGTATAATCAAAAGGCACAAGAAGATTACAACATGATAGAATCATTGGATTTTTATTATAATCGTAATTTAGACAGTCATTTAGAGCCTTGGTTTGCAAGTGAGTCACTTAGTCAAGTACCACCATTTATAAGTTCTTGTGTCCCCAGATTTGCTAAAGCAAGAATGATGCTATATAAACAAGCCCCATTAAGATTAATTGATGGCGAACAGAATGATGCTTATAAAGAAATAGCGTATAAACTAGATTCTAAAACTAGGGAATATGCTGAGTTAGCTTGGTTACTTGGTTCTTGTTATATGAAAACAAGATATAATGAAAGGAAAGAAAGGCTTGAATATGAGGTGCTACCAAAGGTTCAAGAGTATTATGCCTATGGTGACACTGAGCCTTTTGGGTATAGTTATGAAATAGAAAGCATGGATGATTCCAAAAGAAGGTTTGTATTCTGGTCTGAGACAAGGGATGAAATTGAAGGTCTGCATTTTGAGTTTGATGAAAAGGGTAAAAGATATGCAGTGGGCGACAACACAGAAATGAATAACCCATATGGTATTGTGCCAATTAGTAAGGTTGGATTTCCTAAAAACAGTTATGATGTAACTAGGACTGCTCATCACATAGCTATAGCAATGACTGAAATAGCACTGTCAGTGAGGTTTAGATTAGGTCAAGCTGTATTTACAGGCATTGAGGATGGTCAAAGCAAATTAAGTGCTGGAATCGATAATGCTTATATACTACCAGAAGGAGCATCATTTAATTATGTTTCACCCGGTGGTAGCCTCGTAGAACTTATTGAAGCAACAAAATCTATGGCTAACCAAGTTGCAGAAAACAATCAATTAAGAATTAGGTGGGGTGATTCAGTAGGTAACGCACCATCTGGTGAAGCCCTTAAAATATTAGAAATTGAAAACCTTGAAGCAAGGGAAAGTGATATATCTGTATTTAGGGAATGGGAGCATGAAAGATATATGATTGATAGAAGAGTGTTAGAGGTGCATAATGTTTTAAACCTATCTGAAGAATATTCAGTTGATTTTGCTGAGGTGAATTATCCACTATCTCCAAAAGAAGAAAGAGAAATGTTATCTTGGAAACTTGATAATAACATTATAAGCCAAAAAGATTTATTATTGTATTATAATCCAGATATGAATGATGAGGAACTAGAAAGTAAACTATCTGGCATTATGGAAGAAAACCAACAAGTTGCTAATTCACAGCAACCACAATCTACATTTCAAAGAATACTAAATGGCTCAGGTACAACCAGCGGTTGATGCTTTTATAAGCGAAATACAAAGAGCAGATAATAACTTTAAAAAAGACCTAAATAAAGTTGTGTCTAATTTTAGCAAGATGAGTGACACTGAGTTGATTAACTCAATGAGTCAATTAAACTTACTTAATGAGATAGGGGAAAGTGGTTACGCTCAAGCATTGAATAGATTAGAAGGCGAATATGCTAAACTACTTGAAGGTGCTATAAAAGAAGCAGAGAGAAGAGGTGTTACTGCTCTATCTGGTCCAGGGTTGCAAGGCTTGGAAGTATTAAAAGACTTAAATACAGAGCAGTTAATTAATCAAGTTGGCACATACGCTGATACTTTAAAAACTCAATTGTTCCAAAATTTATATGCTGGATTACCGCCTAATCAAATTGTATCAAGTCTTGCTGGAACAGAATTAGCAACATATCAATTAAATGTATCAACATATACAGGCATTAAGACTTTCGATGATATGGCAAGATATAAAGTATTTGAAGGTACGGATGTTAAATGGACATATCTTGGCCCATTAGATGATAGGACTAGAGACACTTGTAAGAATACAATAAACAACGAACCTAAATCAGGTTATACAGCAGAAGAAGTTTTGAAATTAGATACTCCATTTGGGACAAGAGGGGGATTTAATTGCCGTCATTCTTGGGAGGTAAAGTGAAAACAAAAGATGTAATGCCTTTTGAGAAAAAGATGTGGCTGATACTTGGTGGTAAGCTTGTCACGAGAATATTACAAGACACCGATAAAGGCATAAGCCAAGATGGAGCTGGTACAAAGTTTCCTAAATATAGTGATGATTACGAAGCAAAGAAGAAAGCTGGAAAAGCTGGGCCTAAAGGTGTTTCTAATAATAGACAGACTTCACCACCTAATCTTAGATTGACAGGTGTTATGCTTAATTCTTTAAAGGCTCAGAAGCCTACAAGCTCTAGTGTTGAATTAAATTACAGGGATGGTCTAAAGTTTGAAGGTAATGCTAAAAGAAAAAGAAATGTGTATGGCTTAAATGATAAGAACTTTGAATTTGTTAAAGAGTTTTTTAGAGATGAGTTAGATGATAGAATAATAAAATTTAGCAGAAAAGATATTGTAATTGATTTAAAAGTATAATGATGATTTTAAAAAAGATATATGTTTAAGTAAATTTTAACAAGTAAAAGGAAGGCAGAATGTCTGAAACTACAAAAGAAACAGTACAAGATAACGTACAAGAGGTGGCAACTCAAAGCCAGAATGAAGAACCAACCAGCCCTGAAGTTGGTAATTTAATTGCTGAAAGCAAAAAGTACAGAAGCAGGGCTCAAGAAGCAGAAGCTCAACTTGCTGAGTTAAGAGCCTCTTTAGAACAGAAAAAAGAAGAGGAACTTGCAGAGCAAAACAAATGGGAAGAATTAGCAAACAAAAGACAATCAGAATTAGACTCAATGAAATCTGATTATGAAAGACTTAAAGGTGCTGAACTAGCCTATAAAGAGGAACTGCTTAATTCATTAGATGAGGATGAAAGAGAAACATTTAAAGATTTATCTGTATCTCAATTAAGAGCCTTATCTGAAAAACTTAAAATTGAAGTGCAAGAACCAGTACCCGATACAAGTTCAACACCTTCTGCAACAGTCAATACAAACAATAAAAGTTGGGTTGATATGTCTAATGAAGAGCGTAGAGCAAATTGGGGTGCTATCTTGCAGTCATACGTTAAAAGGTAAATAAAATGGCAAAAATGTATCAAGGAAATGCCACAACAGCCACAACTGATAGCCACTTCATTCCAGAGATCTGGGGAGAAGGTATCTATAAATACTTCGATAGAAGTACAGTGTTCAGAGGTTTGATTGATGATTATTCAGCAGTCTTTTCTGGTGCTGGGTTTGGTGATGTGTTGCATATTCCTGAAATTAGTTTAATTAGTGCATCAGATAAATCTGCTGGTAATGACGTAGAATATGATGCAACTGCAACCACTGAAACACAACTAACTGTAAATAAGCACAAGTATGTCGCAAAATTATTTGAAGATGTGCTTGAAATTCAGAGCAACGCAGACATGGTTGAGCGTTACTCTAGGATGATGGGTGAATCATTAGCTAGGCAAGTTGATGCAGATGTATATGCTGAACTTTCTAGTTTAGAGTTGAGTCTTGACTTATCTGCTGATGACACACTAACAGCGGCAAAGTTTGAAGAAGCTTTGGCAACACTAGGTGATGCAGGTATTCCTTACATGGATGGCGATGTTGCAATGGTTGTGAACCCAAAGTTGTTTGCAGACATTCTAAACCCTTCTGCTGGTATTGCTCAGTTCTTTATTAGAAATGATGCAGTTGGTGAAGGTAACAGAGGATTAAGGTCTGGAATGGTTGGGTCACTTTATGGTATGGATGTATATATGTCTAATACTGTAAACAGTGGTGGAAACCAAAATACCATTTCAGGAGTTATCTTTCATAAAACAGCTTGTGCATTTGCGGCACAGCAAGAAGTCAGAGTGCAGTCAGAATATTCGATCGATGCTTTAGGTACTAAAGTAGTCGCTGATTTGCTCTATGGAGTAAAAAGAATAGACGACACTGATAACAAGAAAGGTATCAAAATCAGAAACGTAGATTAATCTACTTGTTTAAGATGGGGGTGGGTTCAACTCACCCTCATTTTTAAGGAAATAAATATGCAATATTGGTTATTAAAAAGAACAGGAAGAATGGAAAGGCTTGAAGATGATGTTTTTGAAAAACACCCTGAAAAGCTTGAAAGTTTAGAAAGTCAAGGGTATGTAAGGGTAATGAGTGAAAACAACCATGAACCATACAAAAAGCCCACTAAAAAGACTTCTGTTAAAAAAGCAGTAAAGAAGGTAGCTAAAAAAGTTACAAAAAAGAAAAAATAAATAGATAAAGCACGATCCATTCACGCTTTGTCATGGCTTAGGAAGGAAGTAAAATGGCAGACTTACACACTTATTCAGTTCAGGAATCATTGAACACTACAGTTGGAGGCACATGGACAGTTGCCTCAGCTGGAACTGCTGGAAGTTCAGCAGATGTAAACAACACAACCCACAAATTATTATCAAGAAGCTCTGGAACAATTGGAGTTCATTCAGCAGTAGAAATTCATTTCAATTTCACAACAAGTGAGACAAATGTAAATGCTAGTAATGATATGATTTTACCAAAGAATACATTAACATTCTTAACTGTGCCCAGAGGGTTAGGCAACACAATATATTTCAATTATAATTCTACAAGCACCACAACTGGTGCTGTAAGAATAGTGGAGGTATAATGCAAAGTTCAATGTTAAAAGCTATTGTTGAGGACTTTGGCAATGGTGGTACAATAGATGGTGATTTAGTAGTATCAGGAGATTTAACTGTATCTGGTGGTGGCTCATTAAGTTTTGATGAGATAATAGAAGGTACTCAAGTAATAGATGTCACTAGCACAGAAGCCTTGCTTATACGCAAGAATGGTGATGGTGGTGATGTATTTGTTGTAGATACTACTAATTCAAGAGTTGGTATAAATAATTCTTCACCATCAGTAAATTTAGATTTTGGCGTAACAAGTAACAATTCCCAAATAATTAATCTAAGAAAAAACAGTACAAGTGTTACTGGTCTTGGTGTAAACTCAAATTTTGGTGTTAGAATTGCTGGACCATCTGATTCCAGTGAACCTGTTTCATTTGGAGAAATATCTACTTCTGATGGAACAACATTCACTGAGCGTATGAGGCTTGATGGCTCTGGTCGGCTTGGTATAGGTGTATCACCTTCTTACCCATTGCACGTTGAAAAACAAGTAGATGGTGATTATGTAGCATATTTTAAAAATACAGATTCAGATAATGGATTTGGTGTTGCTATTGATGCTGGAGATGATGCTAATGTAAATGCTTTACAAGTTAGAACAGTAGGCGGTTCAAATCTTTTTGTTGTTAATGGTGCTGGCAATTCTACTTTTAATGGTGATGTATTCATAAAAAAAGGTGTTGGAACATTGCCGTCATTATTTGCTGGCCATCAACTTGTTCTTCAAAATAATGATGATTCAGGCGACCAATCAAGATTAGCTTTAATTTCTGGTGCAGTAGGGTATAGTGTTATTGATTTTGGCGATGCAAGCGATGTAGATGCTGGTGGTATAGCTTATCAAAATCACGCCTCTTCTGACTTGATGACTTTTAGAGTCAATGCCACAGATTTTGTTAATATAAAAGATTCTGGGGTTGGTATAGGCATTGTACCAACTGTTGCTTTAGATATTTCAGGCTCAACTAATTTATCCAGTAGAATTAGAACTACCAAAAGCGGAACAGGTAAAATTTTACAAATGGGTGCAGATAGAGATACAAGTGCAGTTCCATACATAGGTTCTGAGTCAAATCACGCTTTTGATATAATAACAAATAATACAAAAC